TGTAGTTACAGATGTAACCAATCGCAGTTCAGGTGGACGAGAGTCCTCAGCAATTTGCTGAATTGCCTCGTTAATTGCAGTAGGTGTTAGCGCAACAATCTTTGCACTTGTATCCTGAACAATGTCTGCGACATCTTCCTGCAACTGTAAGAAAGTCATGATGCTGATACTCCTTTAAGAAATGTCAAAAATTGACTATCCTGACTACTCGTCAACTTCCTCCCAGACGAAGTGGAACTGAACCGAACTCGTCTGAATAGCAAACGTGTAGGTCAGCAGCGCATATCCAGGAGGAATAACAATGCTGCCCTTGAGATCATAGATGTTACCACCAAGACTCGGAACCGTAGAGATGGCTCCCTCCATCGAACTACCAAAGACGCGGATGAGGATAGGAGTTCCAATAGTCGCTCCGTTATCCGTCAGCGCAACCGTGGTAGCGTAGCCATACCTTGCGCAGCGAGGGACAATAGCCTGGGCCATGTCGCCAACAGTAGCGACCATAAGACCAAAGGCTCCCTCCGTGTTCATAGCAACTTCCTGCGCCCAACCAAACTCATGGAAGACAAAGAGTTTTCCAGAGGTAGCAGGATTGCCAACTCCAAGGCCCGTCCACGTAGTGGCAAGGGCCGCAGTCGTAGTCACATTCGTCTGGTTACAAACACTAAACAGACGCCCAGAGATGGCGGCATCAGCAAGCGACCCACCTGCAGGCGCGACAGCAAGAGAACCATCAGTGAGAGTCCTCAGAGGGTTCACAGAACCTTCAGCCGCAGAAATCGCTCCAACACGTCCTTCAACTTTCATTGTAGCCTCCTATTAAGAACCAGGGACGATGCAAATAAGCATAGCCACCTGCACCTGTCCGATGATAATTGTTGCCACTTTCGGAGTAATCACAATAGCAGGAACATCAGTAGCAGCTCCTACAATAAGATTCTCCCCTAAGATCGTTACGCCAGATGCTCTTGCATCCGTAAAACCTCCTGTGGTAGGATAGTACCAACCAACAGTTGATGGAAGAATGTCTACTGCCTTAACATAAGCATCATCATAAACAACTGTTGCCTCATCGCCAGTAGACACCCCATCAGTTGCAAGAGTATAAGATCCGAGTTCCAGTGTGGTTCCAACAGTAAAACCTCTTAGAACTCGGACTACAATCTCACGAATGATAATCTGTTGTCCCGCCACAGGAAAAGAGAACAGCACACAGGCCTTGTCCTTAAGACCAGACACTTCATGGCCGTCGATAGTTCTGGATTGAATCCAGAATGCTCCGGCAAAGACGTCTGTTCTAAGGTCTGTTCTTCTGTAATCCTGTATGGTGGCACTCATTGAAGCCTCCTTATGCCGGGAACTTAGTGATCAGGAAATGCACTCGGCATTTACCAGCCGCGACCGTCCCTGAATTGTAACATTCAAGCGTCACCGTCGGCACAGTAGTTGCCGCCCCCGTAAGCATATACGGGGACGTTGGAACAGCAGCAATCTTGGCAGTCAACCAGGCATTACCATCCGCTGCAGCAGCATGGTAGAACCCAATCGTAGTAGCGGTAATATCAGCTGCTTCCAAAAACGCATCCTGGTTAACGTCAGTAACAACCCCTCCGGTCGTAACAGCATCCGTAGCAAGAGTTGACAGACCAAGATCAATCGTGGTACCTGACGTAAAGGCAGTAATGATCTCCATGATAACCTGCTCGATGAAGATGAACTGGTCAGCAGTTGGAAAACTAAACAACAGAACGGACTTATCATCCGGAGCATCTCCCTCGGTAACATCAAAGACACCGGAAGAAAGCCAGAAGGGATTTCCCAGGACAGAGGTCCTAAGATCTGGTCTACGAATGTCCTGAATAATGGTGGTCGTGGTCATCTTATCCTCCTTAAGCGATGATTACGGTGAACTGCGCAAAGACCCTAAAGTTTCCGACAGCGCCATCGACGTCAGCAACTGTAGCGGTAATTGCACCAGACGCTGTACTAAAGTATTTACCGGGAAAAGTAGTAAGCGCAGTATTAAACGCCCGCTTCAACCCGACATGAGTAGGATCGGCAATCTCAGCAGTGATAAAGCCATTCTCAAGCGCAGTCTCACCATTGCCCATCCAGCCAATTTCAATGCTCGCATTGACAGTAAAGGCTTCCACAATCTCAACCCAAACGTCAGTGATGAAAGCCCATTTGGGAATTTTAATAAGATTGTAAACCCCATCATCAGGAGCGAGCATCAGCTTGCTGGCAGCCAATCTGTAGTTGTCAGCAACCTTATTGCTGTATGCATCAGTGTTAGCCATAACTCACTCCTCCTTAAGCAATTGCAGCACCCCAAGAACTACCAACGATGACGCCGTAATCCTTGTCATAGAAGGTAGGCTTCGCCGCACCAAAGATACCACCACCTCTGATCATGACAAATCGCTCTGCGTCCTTAGTATAAGGAACGAAAGCCATCGTCGTAGACTTAGATTCGCCCGCTCCACCCCATGCCCAGACAGCCGCCTGACAGCCGAGGAACAGATTACGGTAGACATTAGCATTCGTCGGAGCCTTACGAATGTTCTCACTCTTGGAGATCAGCATACCGTTGTACTCAATCTCCGTGTTGGGAACCTGGAGCTTGTTGGCCGCCCTCTGAAGATCGCCCCACTGCCCGACGTTGGTGTTCTGCCGAAGCTGATCGAACACATAGTTATGAAGAATAACTCGGTAGTAGTTCTTCCCACCGAGACCAAGTGGACGAAGTTTATAGCAACCAGTGGCCGGAATCTCGGCGCGCTGCTTCATCTTGTCCAACATCGTAAGATCCATAACATCAGCAGACGTCATAGAAGCCTCTGCGACATCATTGGCAGTAATGTGATGTCCGGTATCTGGGGCGGTAATCGTCGTACCGAAAGTCTTACCAGCAACAATCGCATACGAAGTGTCACCACAAAGAACTGCCATTAGGTACGTATTAAGCTTCGAGACCCACCAATCCTGCAGACCGTTCTTACCTTCCTGCATCAGATCGTATGGAACTCTCTGCTCTTCCATCCTACCACCAGTGTCAACCGCATGGTTGAGCTCCTCGATGGTCATCTTGAAGTCCTTAAACCGGAGCTTCTCTTCGTTACCTTCAACAGTATCGTTACCAACGATACCCTCTCCAACCAGCGGCAGTCGGATACCAAACGTAATCTGGTCACCTTCTCCCTTGGCAAGATCAGTTTTAATCTGGACAATAGAGTTACTGTCCTTCCCCACCAGGGTATTAATCTCAACAGCAGGCAGGATGATACTAAAAAGATCTCGTGCCCACTTTTTCCTGGTAAGGTTATCGTTCGTCAAAAACTGAGTCTTAGGATTGTCAGCCATTTGTATTACCTCGTAGTTAGTTTAAGGTTCCCTTAAGATACTTATCATAAATATCTCTTGGAACAGTGTGAAGTTCGTCCTCCGGGAGGGCATCAATTCTTGCTGATGTCCAACCAGTAGTACCAGCACCACTTCCTCCAGCACCAAGATTTGCAGCTGACGGATTCGCGTCTACGACCTTACCATCTTTGCCTTTGACTTTGTCCGCATCAGCAGCAATCTTTGCGGCATCTTCCTTAACATCTTCCTTCTTCTCTTCCTTCTTTTCAGCAGCAACTGCATACTTCGGATGAAACTTCTTAACCAACTCATAGATTTTCTTATAAGGATTTGCTTCTGCCCAGATCTCCTGTTCCATCTTAGCCGCAACATCAGCAACTTTCAACGGATTATCAGGTGTACTATTTTCCTTAACATAAAATCTCGAGAAGGCGTCAACAAGATCATCCAGATTACCCTGCGTACAAACTGCACGAACGTCAGCATAATTAGGATTGATCTCCATAAGCGAGACCATTTCGTTCAGTTTGTCCTGCCGCTCTTTATACGCAGCCTCAGCTGCTTCCTCTTCCTTCTTGTCTGCTTCAATCTCCTCTGCGGTAATAACACCTTTATCGACAAGAGTCTTATGGAGTTTGGAGTAATTAGATTCGACACTACGAAGTTTAGCATTACTTTCCCTCAACTGCTCTCGCAGCGATTGAACAGTATCCTCACCTTCGTCGCCTTCCTTCCCCTCATCCTTCTTGTCTTTATTAGTATCATCACCATCTTTCTTGCCCTCGTCCTTAGCATCCGCAGCCTTCGCAGCATCCTCATCTGGCTTAGCCTTATCAGACTTGTCAGACGCATCAGCAGCCTTAGACGCATCAGCAGACTTAGACTCCTCATCATCACCAATCTTGTTCATCGCATCCTGCATCTCATTCACCATCTCTACTGTCAGTCCACTCATAACCTCTCCTTTACTGTGCTTTATTTTTTGGCTGGGCAACCTTATCTTGCTTCTGATTAATCCCAGACAAAAGCGTTGTAAGAATATCTGACTCCACCTTTTTATCTGAAGTAATCAATTTTGCAAGGTTATTGATTACTGCGATGTATCTTTGATTCTCAAGTCTAGCCATTTCAAGTCTCTCAGCGCTCTCCTGCTCCTGCTGTTTTGCGGCCATCTGTGCCTCAGAAGATTGCTTAGCGTACTGCTTAAGCCTTTGCACAATAGAGAACGGAGCACCAGAATACTCAATGATAAGATCTGGCGGAACCGATCCTGGATTGTTGTGGCTAATATCAGTCAACAATTGCGCAAGACTGTTTCGGGAATTAACTGTCTCAATTCCCTCTTCAACAAAGAAGTCATACTTTCCAATGGTTACATCGTTAAACCCTTCTTGATTTGGGTTCATCTGCGAGTTAATCTGCAGCAACTGCTGCCCATTCTCACCTTCGATTCTAAGAATCTTCTCGGTAGTAACATACTGCTGAATAAAGGAGAACAGAATCTTCGTTGCTTGCAAACGACTCTTCTTAAAGTTATCAAGAAGAATGTAAAGAATAGCAATGTTCTGTCCTTGTCTCAACTGCGTCGTAATTCCAGGCTCTCTCGAGTATGTCTGAATACCAAGAGTATCATTCTGGACCCCAGAAACATCCTTAACAAACTGTTCATCCTTCTCCATTAACTGCCCATACACAGGACTAATGGTTGGCTGGTCTGTAAATCTTACCTTTTCAAGTGCTCCCTGCTGAACTTCCATATGGTAGTTTGGTTCAGCAGATTTATTCTCATAAGCCTCGATGTCTATAATTGCTCCGGTTTCATGAATAAGGATACCCTTTGGTGCAGTCTGTAACAAGTGTTGCATCTGCCGACGCATAGTATTGATGCCAATCTGTGGGTCCCTCATCATGGTAATAGGACCAAACCATCTGTTCTCCTTATCGTGTTTGTATGCAGCAAATAAAACATCTGGGAATCCTTCCCATCGATGCTTAGAGTTTCCTTGCTCGAAGATAAAGTAATTAGAAAAGATTACATATTTGTATACTGTGCCAAATCTCTTAATCCCCTGAAAGTTCTGGTCTGAAAGTGTTTCTCCG